CACTGAAATAATAAAAGCCGTAGTCCATTTCGATTTTGGTACAACCCATAAATTTAAGGTTGGTGGTAATTCTACGCTTTTCCTTTCTGAAAAAATCCTTGAAATCCTGTCCTAAATCGCTTCCTGTATACATGATGTGAATGTGTTTGTTTAAGATTATACGATACTGATTCAAAAAGGTTACAAAAATAATTCAGATAGACAATTAATTAATAGTCATAAGGCTACACTATATTATACGCAAAACAAAAAATAAGGTTACAACTCTGCAACCTTATTTTTCAATTTCTTTTAGCAGTCTGCCAGACGGTCATAGCAAGTGATATTACCTTCTTGATTTTGTTGGAAAATACAAGGGATTTCGCCTTTATCAATGCAAGCATCTAACAGCTTGTTAGCCTCTTCCACGTTGTCGGCATGAACCGTGAAATAATAACGTGTGATCTGTTCAATGTCACGTTCTAATTGAAACGTAGGCTTTTCGATCTTAATTGGCTCAGTGTCGCCAGATAAATAATTGTATTCGCTTTCCAGTTCAGCGTCTGAAAATTCGTTGTAACCAACAAAGCCACTTTCCAAACGTTTGCACATATCGTCAATGCCTTTGCCCGTACCGTCATTCCTTTGAATGTTCACAACGATTGCCTGTAAAATCATACTGATCGCTAATTCCTTTGAAACTGTTTTCATATTTTGAATGTTTGTTTAAGGTTATACGAAAGAACCCGAATAAGGTTACACTTTTTTGATGTGTTCCCAGAACTTTGCCAGATTATTTACATAGTCGTTAACTTCGTCCCATTCCTTTTTTGTTACTCTGTTTTGCATTTCGCTATTTAAGCAATACTTATCCTCTTTTTGAAATTCTTTGATACGCCTTTCTACATTCACTTCGCCTTTGTTCCGTGTGCTTTCAGAGTCGGCATCATTCATAAAGACTACTATTGTTTCAACGTCCATATAAATATCAGAGCCTTCCATTCTCATATTGAAAACACGATAGAAATAGCGTTGATCGACGCCAAACCTTCCGCAATAGTAACCGCCATTGGTATTATGATCAATAACGAATTTCAATTTCTTTGCATTAGCTTTTTCGAATTTCCTTTCGTCTTCAAGTTTTTCTTCGGCTTGGATTGCCAGAATTTCTCTGCCTGTCTTATCTGGGTGTAATTGTAAAAGATACTCAATTGATTTCATAATACGATTGTGTTTGTTTAAGGTTATACGAAAGAACCCGAATAAGGTTACAACTTATTCGGGTTCTTTCTATTATTTTCGTTGAAGTACTCCTGAGTCTTTCAGAGTGACCTCAAGGGCATCAACATAATTTTTAGCTTCTTTCAATCCCATTTCATTGTCTGTACTTTTTTTCAGTAATATTACTGCCGCAAGTTTCTGACCATCAATCAGTTTATTAATAATCGAATCTTTTGTTTCCATTGAAATGGTAAAGCCACAATGGACATCAAGGGTAGTTGCTGTCATTTCAACTGCCTCACTCCACTCAACAGTTAAAAGGTTTTGGAGAATCGTGTCGTCGGATTCCTGATTCAGGCAATGAATGTTATCCATATTCATGAACGGTGCTACTCCAGACACCTTGATAAGCAGTTGCCATTTATTAGATGTTTCAGACTTTGCAAAATAGAACCCTGCAACTGTTGGAATTTTACCTTCGAGTATTTTCATAGTGAATGTGTTTGTTTAAGATTATACGAAAGAATCATGATAAGGTTACAACTTATCATGATTCTTTTTATTATTTCGTAAAACTTATACGATAGTGAAATGTTCTGTAAAATTCGTTTGCTAATTCACGGTCTGTATAGTGTTCGTAAGTGCTTGGAAATGATTCATGATTATGCTTAGAATCAAAATCAGCATTCAATTTTTCGCAGATTTCAGCCCTTGTTAATGACTGTCGAGGAATTTCAATTTCTGTCTCAAATACAATCTTATACTGACTAATCAACTCTTTATCAGTATAATTATTATAGCCTTTGAAGCCGTCTCTCAGGGTATCGCCTAAAAGTGTTTCATCTTCAAGTTCATAAAGGTTTTGAATAATTTCTTCAATAACCTGTTCACGTGTTAATTTCTTCATAATTAATGCATTTAAAGATTTATACCTCAACTACTTGTCCGTCCTGACAGTCATCAGCCTCAACTTGTGCAAGTTCAGCCGTTTCAAACTCAAGGGTTTCGCCATCCTCATTGGTGCAGACATTAACATTTCCACCGAATTTTTCTAATACAATAAATGACATAGCTTTAAATTATTTGTTTAAGATTATACGAGTAAGATTATAAAAGGTTACACTCTTTGCCATATACTTTATAAAGGTGCGAATAAGACGAATTAAGCAACCTTTGTTCAAAGTTATAATATTGTGCCTCTGACAATATTTTAAGCCTGTAGCGGTTCGCCAGTATAGCGTAAACCATCTTGTGTCGCTTAGCTTGAACATTGTTCAAATTATTAATAGCAATTGCTTCGGTCATGATAATTGTTTTTAGAATATACGTACATTGCCAGAAAAGGTTACAATTATATTTCTTTAAATATTACGCCGACGCCATCTTTACGATCATACGCCATGCATGAACAAATAGCCTTTGTACAATCACTGCGCCAGTCACAATGATTACAAACATTATCGCTTGAACTCAATGACTCTTTAAGCATTGGATAATATCCTTTGGGTGCTTCATTAGAATTCATTTTTCTAAATTGCTCTCTGGTTCTATGAGTCTGCCTTGGGTTCATTGAGTCAAAATGTGCTCTGTTAATATAGTCTGCCATGATAGATATTGTTTGTTTAAGGTTATACGTACATTGCCCCAAAAGGTTACAATCAATAAGGGTTTTTTACCTGAACCTCATCCAGAAATTCGCCGTACTCTTCTGAAAACAATTCCATAACGTCGCCCATTGTAGGCTGTTCAAATGGGAGTTTCAGTTCTTTGAGCCACGTTTTGATCGTTGCGCTCTCAGCTTCTGTACAATCGACACCCTGTTTTTTTCTTTCGATGATTTCGTAGATCGTGCTCATAATGTATATTGTTTGTTATAGGTTATACGTACATTGCCAGAAAAGGTTACAACTATATCGAACATTGTATAAATGCAAATGCCCCAAGAAGGTTACAACTTCTCAGGGCAAACACAAACAAACTTGGGGGAAGGAACAATTATATTTTTAATTATTATGATATCTTACATTACCTCTCCAACCTTTGAACCAATCTATAGCTGATTCATAAACCTGTTCTTTGTTCGCTGGTTGGTGTTCGTCGATAAAACTTTCTGCCAGAGTGGTTAGATTAACCATGTTGCATGTCTGATCGACATATAAACTTGGATTATGAACTAATTCGTTTTCAAAATGTCTTTCTTGTAATTTTGTTGCAGCCATGATAAATGTTTTAGTGTTTGTTTAAGATTATACGAACATTGTGCAAATAGGTTACAACAATCCTAATTCTTTTTTCACCAAAATTGCGGCTCTTTCGCTGTTGCCTCCGATATGCCAATCTGTAATATCGCCGACCTTTTTACCTCGTTTTCTTCCACAGTATGCAATACATTCTTTATAATCGTAAATGGTTGCAACAGTGCCGTCTTCGAATAACAAGTGCCATTGTGCGGCACATTTATTGTCACCTGATGCGCCAAATGTGCGTTTGCCAAAGACTTTGGTTAATTCTGCAAAAGTCACTTCAATTTTGTCAACTAAAGACGTACCATAAGCCTGAACATTTTCTGAGTTGATAAACGATTTAATCTTTTTCATAATCAATGTTTTAATGTTTGTTTAAGATTATACGATGAATATTCAAAAAGGTTACAAAGATAGCCAACTTAATTATTAACTATCTTTGTAGTCATTCGACTATTTACTAGTCTTTGAATACTTTCAGCCATTCGGGAACATGGGCACTGATATTGCTAGGCATTATGTTACCATAGCAAATATCGTCACTATCCAAAAGTCCTTTGCTGTCGTAGCCACAAGCGGTAAATACTTTTTGCCTGAATTCGTTTGAAAACATTATTGGTCTTGGCGCATGTATGCGAACCCAGCACTTTGGAAAGTTGTAACTGTTTATGATCTCAACGGATACTTTTAAGCCTGTTTCCTTTTGTACTGCTTTCTTTAAGCTAAAATTGAATGACCTTGCGTTCGTGAATTCTAACATGATGTCGAAGTGTTTGTTTAAGATTATACGCAAACTATTAAAAAAGGTTACAAATGTCTAAAAGAATAAACAACCTATTTACAATTTCTTTGACCTGTTAAAAACTTTGTTAATCTTATCGCCTGATTCCATGAATCACAGTTTGCATATACTTTATGATCAACAATAACTTTCATGAAATAACAGTCTATTTCTGGTAGGCTGAATTTTGGGTGAACATATAAAACTTTATTATTGGATATATCGACCAATTTCACAATACAATGAGTAAGTATTGCGCCGCCGCCTAAAGATCGTTTATTCTTAATTAATAATGGTATTTTATAGTCACCTGTTGACCTACCGATGGTTCCAATTGTATCATTTTCTTCAACCCACGAACAGCCCGTTTCATCATCGCCATACCAAAAGCGAATACGAATACCCGTATTAATCACATTGTCAATAGCTTCGATGACTTTTGAATTAGTCTTTGCCAAAAATGAATTACCTTTTGCAGTCGTTGTATAAAGTTTCATTGTCTTAATGTTTGTTTAAGATTATACGATGAATATCAAAAAAGGTTACACAACGGTAATAGATTTTGCACCGTAATACGGAACGTTCATTTTTAGTAAAAAATGTTCTTTTGCCAAATTTTCAACATCAAAAAGAACATCTTCATCAATTGACGTTGAGTTTTCGCCTTTCTTTTGATCATAAGAGACCATGAGAAAAATTGGATAATCTTCGATGCCATTACCTCTGTCGATTTTGCCGATTACTTTAAAATTCTTTTTTACTATTGCCATGATCGTTGTGTTTGTTTAAGATTATACGATGAATATCAAAAAAGGTTACAACTAATATCAAAATAATTATTTAGGCTTAATCCATAAGGCTACACTATATTATACGAGATTCCAGAAAAAAGGTTACAGATTCTTTGCCTTTTTTCTGGAATATGTTTTGTCTGACTTGTGAACCTTATGCGTTGCTGTCCATCCAGTTGAGTGCTCCAGTTCTGCGTCCCTTGAGCCTTTTCGGTTCGCTTTAACGTAGTCGATTAGAACGCCTATGGTCTTCTTTGGTTTCATTTTGTATGTTATTAAATAAGCTTGTAGGCTACCTTGTGAGACAGTTACCCAAGTTCAGCCGTCTTGAACCTGACCTATAAACTTATCGTCGTGAGTTTTTTAATTGTTGTGAATACTTCTGGCTGACGTTATGTTCAACAACCTGTCGCTTTGGCTTTGATTGCCTTTTGAGTTCCTTTGTCAAACGAATGTCGCTGTCCTCGTCTTCCTCGTATCTGCCAAGGTTTCTAATGTAATAAACTTTATTCTCATTCTCAAAAGCTGTCATAATATAGGTATGTTTGTTTAAGATTATACGATACAGATTCAAAAAGGTTACAACTAAATATCTGTAGCCTGTGATAAGGCAGAAATAACTTTGTTTTCGATATCGGTTTCAGTGTAGCCTAAAATAGACATGCAGTTTTGTATTGTTGAAAATACAGATTCAATGGTAATGTAACAACCTTTTGAGCCATACTTTAATATCGTGAAGTGAACTTCATACTTTGTGCCGCCAATGGTTAAAATAACCTTTTTCATGATTTCTATGTTTGTTTAAGATTATACGAACAAAACCCTGAAAGGTTACAACTTTCAGGGTTTTTAATTACACAAACATTATTATGGACAAGATATATCTTAGTTAGCATAAACATCTTTAAGATAGATTTGCATTTTCATTCTGGCACGGCTTAAATAGCCTTTGACTGAGCCAATTGGAATATCCAACAGTGCAGCAATCTCTTTGTATTGCTTATCCTGTTTAATATAAAGATCAGCAACCTGTTTTTCAATATCCTTAAGAACATCAAAAGCACGATCAATTTGTGCCCTTAGTTCATCATTTTCAATTGAATCATTACTATCTGGGGCAACGGCTTGAACGTATTCAGATAAATAGACTTCGCCAAGTTTGGCAACTGTCTGCAATGATCTGTAGTAATCTTTAATCTTATTCGTTGCTATGGTAAGCATCCAAGTTGTGAACTTGGCAATCTCAGGATTAAAAACATCCATACATTCAGCTACTTTTACAAATACATCGCTTGTAATCTCTTCCGAGACTTCACGGTTGTTTGTTCTGATTAGAACGAAGTTAAACACCATAGCTTTGTGCTCAACATAAACTTTATTAAAATCTGAATACCTTTCCATACAAGATTATTTAAATTGATTAGGGTACAAAGATAAACAATAAAAATGACTTTTGCAAATGTTACAAAAAAATAGTTAATTATTTATATCCTTTGAAAGATATTTTTTCTGGGTGTCTTTTATCCCTGCGAAGTTTCCTTCTATATTCCTGACCAGATAAAACATCTGTAGCAATCAGCCTTGAGTTATTATATTCCTGTAGCGTTGGAATGTATTGCGATCTTTGTAGCTGTACCATATTAATTTATTTATAAGATTCTTTGTAAAGGTTCTCGATTCTGTAATACTCTTTCAAATAAACATTGTGATTTCTTTTTAAATTGGCTTTCACTTCGTAACCAACCCATTCAAGTTCCTTAAGTAATTCGGCATACTCTTCTGGTTTAGCCAACTTTGTTTGACTTACAACGCCATTGTAATCAGTTGCACAATGTTGAACCTGATGCATGTATGACATTATGTGACCCTGCATATCGGCAATTTCGTATGGCATTAAAGCAATGACTTCGCCGTTCTTATACTTTCTGAAAATCATTACAGTTTTCAAATCTTCTAATGGCTTGCCTTCGATCTTAAATTCTTTCATGATGATTGTGTTTGTTTAAGATTATACGAACATTGTGCAAATAGGTTACAAAAAATAGTGGGAATAAAAGGAATCGAACCTTTTTTATAGAGTAACAACTTTTAGACTGTCAAAGTATTTCCACATTAGGAAATATGTGCCTATGGCAATCGCCTCTCGCATTATACAATATATGCTAACTCCCTTTTAATATTATACGAACATTGTGCAAAAAGGTTACAATTGTTCGTTGTGAGCGTAAGCCAAATTTTCCAATTTGTTTGCACATTCATTGAATTGATCAGAGCCGTATGCTGGCGACTCATTATTTTGACTACGCAACATATTTTCAGCCTTCATTCCTTCGATTTCTGCTTGCACAGATAAAACTAATGCAAGCCTTTTAACATTGTAATAATCATCCATGATGTTTAAGCCGTTTTGATTGATAAAATAATTGCTGCATCGGTGACAGGTTTCCAGTTTTGAATCTGACCAGTTTCCATATCAATATCCAATTCAACATAATCTCCGCCGCCGATATTGATGTTTTCGGGTACATATCCGTCTGACTCATGAATTTTACCAGTACCATTCTGAAAAGAGATACCGCAAAGATCAGAACATTTTGCGCAAAGTTTTAAAAGTCTCATGATGAATGTTTTTAGTGTTTGTTTAAGATTATACGATAAACAAAAAAAAAGGTTACAAATTAATGTAACCTTTTAAAACTAAAAATGAAAGAGAAAAGAAGTATTAAAAAAGCAGGAATTTATTATGTTTTTGTTGCAAAGTTTTGTGCTTACCATGATTGCACTTCCACTGATTACCATTGCGAATCTGAGCCGATTTTTTTTGCACATGTCGAGATTGAACATAATTACCCTTCGACTTATGATAAGTTCCATTGGATGCTGAGCAACTTCCAAACAATACCAATGTGAACAATAAGAAAACGATTACTAAAACAGATTTGAAACTTTTCATGATAAATATTTTTTAGTGTTTGTTTAAGATTATACGATACTAATTAAAAAAGGTTACAAAACGAACAATGTAATTTGAACATTGTTCGTTTTGCTTATGTTTACTTCAATCCGCACATTGCTTTCAATTCGATTTTAATGCGTTTTGCGGCATCCCCCCGAAAACTTGAAGCATTGCTAAGGAAATACAATACAATACTTTTGGCGTCATCGCAGCCATACTTCTGGTCAATACTGGTAAGACATTCCATTGCCTCAAGATAAGGGACTGCACCAAAGTAAACCTTTTGCCATTCAGCTCTGATTTCACCTGCGATTGTGTACAATGGACGTGATGCGATTTTGTTTTGAACCTGTGCCATAATAAAGAGTTTTAGTGTTTGTTTAAGATTATACGATACTAATCAAAAAAGGTTACAGTTTAAAACTCACATTCACAATTAATATATCCACAAAATTCGCATTTTTCAACTACGCATTGATGACTGCCCCAACTTCCATCGTCATTTAACATATGTTCATTCATTTCTTCTAAACTTCTAAAGCCACGATCTTCCAACATATTCGGAATAATTGTAGTTTTATAATATGTTGCATTGGCTGGGGAAATTCGTGTAGTATTATTTCGTTTATTCGGAGTTACATTATTCCAATACCAATCTTTACATAATGTTCCATTTTTAGATTTACAAAATGCTTGCTGATAATTTGTTTTAACAAACAATATGTTGCATGAAGGACAAGTACATTCAGAACCTACTTTTGCAGATTTAGAAATGTTATACAATGCTTGTAATATTTTTTTTTGCTTATTCATATTTTTATTATTTGAACACAACAAAGAATGTACATTGATAAGTGTTTGTTTAAGATTATACGAACATTGTGCAAATAGGTTACAATTATTTCGGTTTCTTTTTTGATTTAATTTTGTCCTGAATAATACCAGCGGAAACACATACGACTATAAAGATAGTCAGTGAAATAATTAACTGAGCTGGAGACATTGACGATTCTGGGGACATTGTAAGTAGTAACATATTAAAAGTTGTGAACGGTTTGAACATTGTACCTATGCAATTGTTTGCCTGAACTGCATGAAGTTAAAAACATAAATGCACAGAATATCAGTGCTAATATTATGTTAATTCTGGTTTGAGACATTTCTAAATTGAATATAATCTTTAACATTGGATTGAATCTTTAAAGTGTGAACATTGTAACATGATGAAAACAAATGTCGGGAACATTGCTCCCGACATTTGTTCTGATTAACAATATATATCTGCGAGTTGTAACTTCATTTTTTCCTTTGCTCTCATAATCGTTACTTTTACATTTGCCAAAGTCATATTTGTTATTTCGGCGACCTCTTTCAATTTGTATTCTTTGAGAATAATTAACTCAACCAAAGTTTTTTCGTTTTCCTTTAGTTTTGCCATTGAAGCCTGAATCCGAACATAAACCTCGTTTTGTTCCATATCCGAATTGTTTTCTTTGTGTGCAATTTGAAATACCTGATGAAGTTCATCATTAACAGTATCGTCAATATGTGCAGTTTTGTAGCGATTTTTGTATTCCGTGCTTCTGGAATAATCAATCATAATGTTTTTTGCGATGGTGTGTATCCATGTGCCAAAACTGCTTTTTTCTGCATCAAATTCGGTTAAATGTAAATTAACTTTTACAAATACGTCGTTTGTTAATTCGGCAGTAATACCCGAATTAAAACCAATTTTCAAACCAATAAAATGACTAATACGTTTGTAGTAGTCTGAATAAATTTGATCAAATTTGATTGTTTGTACCATGATAAGAAAGTTTTAAATTTGTAACCTTTAAAATTTATACTACAAAGATAAGGCCTTTTGATTGCCAAAACTATGACTTTTGTCATGTTTGCAAAAATAAATGAAAATAAATTTAGGGGACAATTCTGTTTAACATTGTCCCCTAATTATGTTACTGAATTACGAACACACTATTTTTGATTTGTTCGTTTATTTCCTTATTAGCTATTCTTTTCCATTTTAAGCCCACTATGCAACCTTTTAAATCGCCTATCCTATTATCCGTTAAATCGCCATTAAGTACAGTATAACCTTTGTAATCGTTAGGAATGCTATCTTTAAAGATCATTGCAACATTGTACCCTATTGATAATAATCTTTGACAAGTTGACCAGTTTTTTCCAGTGTACGAAAAAGTAAGATCATAATTTTTTGCTATGTTAATAAATTTCTTTGCATTCTTTGTGTAGTCATAAAATTGAACGTCTGGAAAGATTTCGAAGATATTCTTGCCATTTAACATAATTTCTTGCCAGTTAATATCCGACGTTCCGTTCAAACGTACACTGAACAAATTATTATCTTTAATAGCTTTTAGCTGTTTACTTTTTATTTCAGCTACAAGCCATTCCATATAATATTCATTATGATCAAAAAACAATTGTGTTTTCCTGACTCTTGCATTGTTAATAATATGTTTACCAGAATTAATATCCATCATATTGCGTCCCGACGTTGCAAGGCAACCCAAACGACATTCAACTGTTGAACTTGTGCAAACATTATGTCCACTATGGTCAGATGGCGCAAGGTAAACGATGTAGGTTAACATATTAACCTTTAAATTCTTTTTAATCTTACTGGAAATATTTGTTCCGCCGATATATGATAACTTTGTTTCTTTGCGTGCCTGTGAACAATTTACGAACATCATAATAAAATAGTTTAAATTTGTAACCTTTAAATAATTTATACGTCAAAAGTAATGCTATTGATATACCAAAACTATGACTTTTATCATGTTTACAAAAATAATCAAAAATAAATGCAATTTCGATTTTAAGCCGTTTTTAGCCGTTATTATTTCATATCTATATAAGTGTTCAACTTTGTAAAGATCATTCAAATTTAAGCTACAAAATTAACCTACTTTTAAAAATAGTCTATATATATAGTATAGATATACACAAAATAAGATCAAAAAATACTCTTGTTTCTAAGTGACAGATTTCCAGTGAGTTACAAATATAATCAAAAATAAATGATTTATTTTGCACTTATTTTTAGAAACATGATAAAAGTCATAGTTTTCGCCTCCATATGGCTATATCTTTGTATCGGATTTAACAATGATGTTATTCCATTAAAATTTCCTACGATGGCAAATTTATTTTCAGAATTAGACGGTTTGAAAGGTGCAAGGTTTATCGGTTTCCAAAACTACGAAAGTAAAACAAGCGGTGAAATTTCAAATTATGTTATTAATACCAATATTTCGGTAGCTAACATAAAAAAAGCTGACTTTCGCAAATTGCAAAATTGTAGCGATGCAATTTTGATCAATATTGCAAAAGAATCTAACATATTATTACCAACTGTTAGATTGGCTCTTTTGGAAATGACTGCTGCAGCTCAAAAAAACTTGTCTGCAAATATCGAAGATCGTACAGTAGCAAGCCAAGCCCAGACCGATGCTTATCATAATGTTAATGCAAGCATCAGAATACACAAAGAAACTTTAGCCGTTCACATTTTTGGCATGGTTATTTCTAAAACTACCTTAATCAAAGGCGAATATAAAAAAGTAAACAGTGCCGACAAAACAATAGCTAAGCAACTGATTACCAAAGCATTAAAGCTCTCTTCTGGCAAGTTCCGTACCTTTATTGTAGAAAATATGGATACTGTTAAATCATCAGGCAAAATATTTCAGCTATAAAGATAGCTTTTAAAAAAAAGATAGCTTAGAAATAGGCTATCTTTTTTTTGCTAACATTTTTCTGTTATACATAATAATTCAGCTAACCTATTTATCATAGCATATTATTATGTTGTACTAAACATATCATAATTATATGATAACCAAATGCTTAACATAATCACTATGCGTTTTAAGCCTGTTTAAGCGACCCTGTTTTGATGTGGTACTGCCTATCGTCGGCATTCGAGATCGTGCAGCCAGACAGCTGACAAGTGCCCCAGAGGGGTATCCCCACCCCACACCCCCCCCTCAGACCCCCCCTCACAGGGGTGGGGGTGCTGCAGCCGTAACTCCACAGACTATAAAAAATTCTGGAAAAAAATTACCATTATAGAATTTCTCTTTTATAAAAAACCCTGAAAATCAAGCATTTAGCTAAATAGTCAGGGTTTAAAATTTTTTAAAAAAATTTAATGCTTATAGAAGTCGTCGATATCTACTTTGAATGCGTTTAATAGTTTCCATTGATCGAAGGTCATCATATTTGTTATGAGCCATTTAAGTGCATATGCGTTGTTCTCTCTGATATTCTCTGCTATTACTAGTTTTGACATATATTCGCCGTCATTATTTGGGACGGAATCGACGACATTAAACATGCGTAAAGGCGTGTTTTCTTCGTCACAGGTAAGCATAGAAATGTATGTATCGGTGATTTTCTTAATGTATTCTTGATATTCTTTAAGGTATCTCATATTAATAATCGAAGGTAAATAGTTTTTTTATATTATTTTTGCCTACAAGACGAATGAGAACGTCGTAAGGATTATTATAGTTTTCGTTTGCCATATTAAAGACAGGACTACTATCTTCGTTTTCGCCGCCTTCGTTATAAGATTTATATTTTTGTAAAGGTTTTATTAATGTAAACATGAATTCAGGATCATCGCTTGGCAGGCTGAAATCGATAATTACGTATACTATTCCGTTATAAGAATATTCGTTCCAGTGTCTGGAACTCTGTCCGCCATATGTAAAGCACCAGAAGGAGTTGCAGCCTATTTTTTTTATTGCATCGTAGCTCTCTATTTTTACGACCATGACATTATCTGTTTCGAATATTATTGACATGTCTTCATCGCTTTCGTTTCTGATCATGTCATTGATCATATCCTTTGTAAATTCTTTACCACCTAAAAGGTTTTCTTTTTCTTCTACGAAATCTAGCAGCATGTCTAAGGTTATGTTAGACTTGAACATTTTGTCATGAATTTTCTTTAAGAGTTTTGGGTCACGGTTACCTACTAGGGAATAGTTTGCCATGAAATAGCTCATACGATCATTATAGTCGTGCATTTCATTATAGTTCCTAGGTTGTCTAATATCGGCTTTCATATTACGGACAGCTGTAGATGGAAGTTTTCTTAGGTTATTTATAATTGACTGTCTGTTTACGAGAATGTCATAGATATTGCGAATGTTTTTGGAGTTAAGAATATCAAAGTCTTTAATAGGAAATACGTTTTGATTATAGTTTACTAGTTCGTTATGAACTAAAGGCATATTATTTACGACTTCACGGAACTTCCACGAATCTTTATATTCGAAATATATGTCTGATATTAATTTTGTTGTGTTATCGCCTTTGGTGATATACAATATTTTCTGTTTATCAGTTTCATCCAATTTACCTGTATTGAAATACAGCTTATCGGCGAGTTGTTTATTCTCGTTTATAATTATTTCTTCCAATATAAGTTTTTTGATATTCATTGAATTAATTGTTTTTTATTAAAAGGTCTTTTATCTTGTCGGTAGGTTTGATTATCCTCGCTGACTTTATTTTCTTCATATTATAAAGCACCATCATTTCTTCGCCCCAGCCGAAAGGGTTATTTACTATGTCGTAGTCGATGTTATTTTCTATATAGAATTGTCTTACGGCTTTTGTATTTGAAGGTCTTATAGCTTGGTTATTATTTAAGATGTTGTTCAGGATATAAGCTGGAACTTTGCCGTCCTTATCGTATTTGGTTAAGGTATTAATAAGTTCTTTGCGCATGTTATTGATTGCGTAGAGATTTATAAAAGCTTTTACGTTATTGAAGTCCAGCCAGACGTTAGCTATATCGTTTCCTTTATTGACTTCTATGATATAAATCTTCCTAGAGCCTTTGGAGTACTTATTAGCGGTTTCGTAGTGGGTTGTTAAGTACAAGCCTGCACCGTATTCGTATCTGCCTTTTTTCTGAGATAAGGAATCGTCATAGCGATCTAGGTTGCCGCCATGATAGAATGACATGGTGTTTGGGTCGCTAGACTTTTCGATGACGTCTTCATTGAGTTTGGATAACTCGTCTTTTATGATATTATTTATGTTCATGGTTTTAGTTTTTTGATAACGTCTTGCAAGTATTGACCCTTTTCTAATATAATATGTTCACAATATTTTTGTTCTTTTAATTCGTCAATCCATAGATTCCAGTATTTCATAAATGCCCCTATAAATTCATGTGGGCTATCTCTTTCAATATATCTATCAAGATATTCGTTTCGTAATTCATTATTCGGATAAATGAGAGTTATATTAAATCCCTCATTATTTAAAAGTTTCAAGCCTTCTGGATCGGTAGCAATAAAAATATGCTTGACCTTGCCAAAGTGTTTTTTCACATCAGCAATATACTCTTTTTGCAATCCTTTGTCTTTATACTTCCAGTATTCTATTTCAATGGCTTTAGCATTTTTCTCACAGAAGTATGTTTTGCCTGTACCGCAAAAGGCTGCACATAATATAGTATTCATGATTAGAATTTAGACAATCTGCCCAGCTGGGTTGATTTTTGGTTATTGAATACTTCGTGTTTCTTAATATCCGTTGTAAAGCTGAATTTATCGCCTTTATTGATATCTCCTAATAATGCATCATGTCTAGGGTCTTCGAAGGTTCTGAATTTTGTATTAAGTTCACCGAATTTCTTTAAGACGTTACCTGCTGGGTCAACGAATGTCCATAAGTACCATGTGCCGTATGCACCGTCGCCAGAGCGAACGCCAGTTACTGTAGCGTCTTTTATTTTGACTTTAGCACCTTCTTCGCCTACGAAGTTTGATTCTGGCGCAGCGAGTCTTGCTTGGTTTTGGTCGAAATAGTTTTCGGCAGAAGCTAAGAAGGCAGTATCGACGTATCTGAAATCTTTATTAGGGATTTCCTTCATCTTGTGAAGATATTCTTGAAATTCGTATTTGGCGTCTTTAGGTATTTCAAAGTTTTTCAAAAAGTCAATAAAGCCTTTCACGTAATCCTCGTCTACCTTTATGTTATCTCTTTGGTCTGGGTCGTCCATAATTTCCTCTGCTTTATCAGCAGTTGCTTCTCCTTCATTTGTTTGGTATTTTCTGCCATTATCAGGATACACCCAATCACGTTTAATATTGCCACCGTCTGCTTTTAATACATTATGAACAATAGTTATTGCTTTTGGTAGATCAAAGATTCTTAGTTTAGCACTGATTCCAAATCCACCGCCGCCACCTTCGTTTCCAAAGCCATCTTCTTCGAATTGTTCCATTGTGTTTTTAAACAATGAATATACGTCCAGCATTCTTAAATATTTGGCTGGATTAATTCCTAAGAATTTGTTTACACAATTACTTCCCAATGTTTTATATCCATTGTCTGCTCCGCCTCTTACGATAAAGCTTTTTATACGATCTCTTTTTTGGTGACAGTAGTCGCAATCTTGTGAACCGTTTAATAATTCATGAGGAATTGGGTCTGTACCCACTGCAACACTTCCGCCGCTTCTTGTGTCCACGACTGCTTCCAGCTTGTAATTACCTGGCATTCTGAACACTTGATCAACATTTACGCTGACAGGGATTACGTCTACGGCATATTTGTAGCCATCGACTGTAACTACCTTAGTTGTTTTATTGCCTTTGGTTATAACAGGTGGAGTGACTCCGAGCTTAGTCGCTGCTTTGATCATTGAGGCGATTACCTTATTTAATGAGTATTCTCTGCTTACAGGAATATAGACAGTGAAGCCACCTATTTGGCTTTCGTTTGGCATTCCGATAGCTTCTACGTCGCCTTCTGGCTTAACGGCGTTTGCCATTTGTTCGAAGTTATTTGCAGCTTGTGTAACTTGTTCGGGTTCTTCTTGATCCTCTGTATCGTCTTCGGCTTCGTAAATATGGTTCTCATTGAGTACAACAGGTGTTAGTCTGTTAAGTTCTTCGCTGATTAGCTTAATAATATCTGTCATAAATGTATTTTTTTATAAATACTGTTTTTATTCGAAACTATTTCTTATTTTCCTCTGTCTTTAGGATATTCATGATTTTTATTCTTTGACTCATAAAGCTTTCTCAATTGGCGTGTTTCGTGTTTGGTTACGCCGAGCACATATGCATATTTATGTTTAGAAGGCATTTGAATAATTTCTGCCTGACTTTGTTTCATTTTTGAATAGTCCCTCAATCTTTGTTCGGTTTCTTTCGACATATTATCCCAGCACATTCCAGTTGGGTGATTCCAATTCTTTTGCCATTCGATTCCCATTTCGATTGCGAACTTTTTGTAAGAAGTCTTTTGTCTGAAATATCTATCGGACACAATCTTTCCGTTATAAGGATTTATGTAGCGATTGGTTGCTCCAGCACTCTGTCCCATGTAATAAAAGTTACATGCTTGATAAATTGTGCCTAATTCTTTTGCAGTTGGGTCTGAATAGGCTGTGAATAGTCTGTACTGTGTATTCTTTACCATCCATGTGATGCACCACATTAAGAAAGCACTTGCCAAGTTCTTTGGCGACCATGATATGCAAGCACCTCGGCTTATAAGTCTTTCCAGTTGTGGAGTTTCCTCGCCGAGTATTTTGCTAAAGGAGTTTGGAACATTGAATAATATTACGCCAGCGATTATCTTTACGTCATTATGAATATGATAGCAAGCGAACCAATGTGTCGTATATTGAGATAATGTTCCGAGCCACTCATGACGTTCGATAAACTTTTTAAGATTTTGCTGTTCTTTTTTATCTATAATGTTTTCGAATATAAAATCGGAGACTCTTAATTTGTCGCAGTAGTCGGCGTCGAACTGTCCATTGCTTAGATCGGCTTCCATGTTCTTCACACGTATGTCGTATTGCCAGCAATGATCTTCGTTGTATGCTTTCAATCTCTCTTCGAACTCGCCTACTTTTCGCATTTACCATCCCCTTCAAGTAAATTTTCAGATATTAAAAGAAGCATTTTTTTAATGATTGCAATCATAGCAATATTTTGTGTCGCATGATATCCAGCAAAATATAGGTCATAATAATCGCCAGCCATTGCTCCATGCAGCTTTTTATATGTGTCATATGTTGACGATATAAAATATCCATACTTTAACAATATCCAGTCGGATGCTTGTTGAAATGTTGGTGCAGCTATGCTGCCTCCAAATTCTGAATTCCTACATGCGTCTATCGGAGTATTTGGTAATTGCTTTACCATCTTTAGCTGCATATCATCTGCCTTAGTGAAAGGATCTGTTGCATAGAATGCCAAGCAGGGTTCATTGAATTTAAGTTCCTTTAATTTTAATGATAGTTCGTATGGTAAAAACATATCCGAGATTATATCATTAATTACACATGATTCTGCCAATGTCTTTATCATTTTCTGGTTTTTAAGAATTCTTCAACTAGTTCTGAATTTGATTGAACAGGAATATCTTCTGGAGCAATCCTCCCAATTTTATAAATATGCGTTCCAATATAGTCGCAAAGTTCCGTTAAGAGTTCTTTATTTGGTTCAGGCTTTGCATATTTTTGTTCAGCAAGTTCATTAATCTTTTTTATAAAGTATGTTTTCATTATCTCATATAAACATACTTCTGAGTCCTCTCGTTTGCCTACGACTTCGATGCCCTTAGTTATAAAGACATTAAGTGACCAGTATTTATCTGCCCATTCAAAAAATTCTTTACCAATGTTTTCAACAACTGGCTCGACACGCTCACCTTGTTCGTCGCTAACTAATCCTTCAACTTCTTCCATTTTATGGTAGTATTATTTTTAACATTTCAATACATTTTTCTTTATCACGGCTTAGCAGCACTCTGCCGCCTTCGGACTTGTTATTAACCCAGAAGCCATAAACAAAATCAAAACCATAATCATTGTTATCAACTTCAATTGTCACAGGATTTGCGCCAATGAGTTCATATGCTTTTAATGTGGCTTCTTCGAATATTCGCCATTTTACTTCTTCGTCACTCAATAAGAGTATTTTCATTTTTTCTTCCATTTTATTTGATTATTAGTTTTCCATCAATATCTATATACCAATTATTTTTTCCGCACACGTCTATAGATTTTATATCGCCAAATTCATAGACGTGACCTATATTATTCGGATTGGGGTCATGCACCACATTTAAGTCTTTATCTATGATAACTGAATGACTTACAGCCTTGCCAAAATAAATGCTATCAACTGTGGCAACCCAATATCCATTAACTCCCTTATCTATATTAAGTACTTCTCTGGTTTGTTCAATATCTCTTTGAGGATTGAAACAGCATAAGTCATAGCCTCGATCAATATACATTTGTCCCATAACATTAAACCATTCGCATCCAAGTTCAATAAAATTTGGAACTTGATCTAAAGTTAAATCAAATATACTGGCAATAGTAGCTTGCATGCAATTGCCATGATTTTTATCAATTATTGTTTGATATATCTTTTTCATCAACTTTTACGTATTGTTTCCAGAGCCTAACATATTCATCTTGATTTGTGTTAATATAAACATGCTCAAGTTTCTCATTTATAATGTAATAACCAAAAGCAAATGAGTGACCATAGTCGCCTTCTTTGTAAACAGTTGGTTTACTAGAATATATAATTTTCGAGCAACTAGGATATGTGTGAACTGTATCGCCGTCTATTAATTATTAGTTTATATTGTCGCACAATTATTAGTTTATTATGCTGTACAAAAGTAAGTAATTAATATTGAATCTACAAGATAATTTAAAAATAAAACCATGAATTTTTGTCATGGTTTTATTTTCTTAGAAGCTATAAGATTCATCTTGTGCTGGTATGTATTCTCCGATTACATGTTCAATCATGGAAAACTTACCGTCAACGCATCCGTATACGTTTTTCCAAATTTCGATATTATAACCTTGTGACCATGTACTTAATGAAAGTACTCCCTTGTAAACCAATTCAATTCTGTCTTCAAATATCAGTGTATCGATCAGTTCAACACTTGAATACTTTGGTGCTGTAACATATGTGCTAGCTGAGCCATTCCAAGGAAATGCATTTATAATGCCAGTGGTTATACCTGAATATGTGTTTGCGATATTGTTATCAGTTTTACCAGAGATTTGATTATTGTTTTTATTTGTCATGAATTATATTTTTGACAAAGGTATATAATAAATGTTTTATAAACAAGCAAATTTATAATACTTGTTTATCTTTTCCCCATTCAGTTTTTTCTTTGCCGCAAAGTAAATACATTGTAAATCCATCATTATCGTTATTAGGCTTTTCCTCATATGTGATAATTCTCCAACCCTCCACAATTAATGAGTCTAAGAATGCTTGAATATCTTCTTGGTTATATCCTAGATCGAATTTCTTTGTTGATCTCTTATATTTAATATAATTTGCCATATTGAATTATGCATTAGAGCATACAGGCATAAATAGTTGAATAATTAATTATGGCTCTAAATCGCCAAGGCATGTCTCACCACGCAATAGACCAAGTATTTCGGCAGCAGAATCAAGATCATGCGATTCGATATAGTTTGGGTCGCCCTTATCATCAAACCATGTGAATCTTACAAGCACATGCTCAACGCCATTTTTACCCTTATAAACATTATAATTTGTGCTCATAATTCGGTTGAGCAATAGTTCCTAATAAATTCGGCGTCTTTGGCAAAGTCATTATTCCAAAGAGCTATATCAGCACAATATTCCTCATACTTGCTGCTGGCATAATACATTAAGAACTTCTCGATCATATGTCTGATATGTCCAACATCAAGCAGGTCGTCATAGTTGCGCATAACGATGGTTACAGCCCATGCTTTAGCTACTTTCGATGAATCCTTGTAATTCGCTTCTAAGTGCTTAAAACACGTATCTAAAATGACCGCAGAGATAAGTGGGTCATATAAATGTTCTTTAATATAATAAGAAGAAAGGTCAGCGTACTTTAAAAGCAATGCAGACTTTTCTTCTTCCGTTAGTTTTTCTATTGTTTCTCTCATAAAAAATGTAAAAGGAAAATCGATTTGTTAATATAAAAGTAGATAAAATGAGTTTTCAATTTTGACGAGTGATTTTTGATACGCATAAGACTTGAATTTTAATGTTGATATCATTATCGTTTTCAGTTTTACATGTAACTATCGTTGATTTTTACACTAATTCCTCGACTTCCCTTATGTTTTAAACTTCTTTGGTATAATTATATGTATCGATTTCTTCCTGAATCGTATCAACGTCAGTCTGTAAGTTTTTAATGAGATTATCTTTAAAAACTTCATTAAAGGTAGCCACATAAGTCTTTGCGGCTGCTTCCGAGTAAGTATTACTAATAACACCTTCGGCTGTCGGCATTTGCTGCCAGAAAGAAATCATGCCTTTCAATTCAGCAAGATTATAAATACTTTCTTGAATGTCGGCATTTGCTGCATTGATCGACATTTTCAAATCAACCAAAGCATTTATTTTTACCAACAGTTCATCATACAGTTCAGTCACAACATAGTTTACCTTTGAACCTTCCACGTATGAGTTCTTAGAAAGAATTAATAATTTCAAACTAGCAATTTCGCCAGTCAATTTCTTTTTCAGTTTTAAAGCCTTATATAGTTTCATATTTCAAATTTTTTTACAAAGGTAATTAAAATTTTGGAATGTGCAAGTCATTTCCGTTATACAACGCCATAAAATTGATTTTTATTTGATCAATATTATGGTTCATGATATACTTTTCATAGCCGTCACCATGAGATTCTTTATAATCTCTCAAAGCCAAGCCCAATTCCTTACCCTTCAACTCTGGCAACCATTCCATGACAATCGTACCGCTGAATTTATTAGCCAGTTCTCTACGGAAAGCATCACGCTTTTTTATGATACTTAATTCATGTTTCAAATTAGATTCGGGAAAAGCTTCTTCAATCATGTCGATGTAGTTTTCCTTATTTTTATCAAAAGTGTATTTAGTTCCGATGTTGTTCTCATTCATGAAAGCAAGAAACTCATTGTAAGATTTTCTTTTCTTGTTTCTCTTACGATCAATATGATTCAAGTCTTCAAATTGAAAGATGCTGGTATCAAAGTATTTAGACTTCATAACGAAATCATAAATTTCGTCAATTGAATTGAATCCTTTCAAATACCTGTCGTAATCGTAGTCTCCAAATTCAAAAATCTTCCTAGGGTCTTTGGTCATTTCGATGTTTCCGCCGATTCTACCGTCTAGGTTTCTGAATTTGTAAAACAAACCATTCCAGCCGTATGATAAATTGAATTTATGATAGGTTTTACCCATGATATTTCCCAATGGATCATAAGAGAAATAAGTATTAGCTATTTCCCAATCGCTTTCTTCAATTGAGATAAAGTCGATTTGAAATTCTTCAAAGTCGAATGAAATAACTCCGCCATTGTTATTGATAGCTCTTGGTTTCAAGATGTTCTCAACAAAGCTAGCCAGATTAATGCCACCGCCAGTTCCGAATGTTCTTTCAGGTATTTTGATCAGCAAGTCCAAATCGCCATGATCTTGTTTCTCGTGGAAACATTTAACAATGGCGGTATCAAGTCCGATTTCAGTCTTGATTATATCTTGCATTTTCCTGCCGATTCTCATAAATTCCTCAGTGTCTTTTCTCTCAGTAAAGACTCCGTATTTCTGTAATGCTTTTCCGCCCATGATAAATAAAAATAGGTAACAACTTTAATGCTGCTACCTATTTATACGTTTAAACTTTCAAAATGTTACAAAAATCCTTAACTAATTTTATCACATGGATAAGTATTTAACGAAACCCACACATCGTCAATCAACTCAAAAGTTTTTACGATTAAATGATATCTGTATCTCCTTATAACATCATCCTTATATCTCAGAAAGTCTTTTTCCGAAGTATAAACACGTTTACTTCCTTGAAGATTTGTTTTAGGGTCATAGCTTACTACTTTGAATGTACGGTTTTGCATATTAGCTAATTTTAAATGAAATGCATGACCCTTTAATAATCGAGTTGGAGAAGTCATATTCGCCAATGTCGTCGTTGCTCGTAATGAAATCTTCGATTTCTTCCAAGTCTGTGTCATATGTTTCCGTTAGGTATTCTTCAACACAAACGACTTCATCAAAAGTCGTATCACTATCATCGAGTTCCTCTTGACAAATGTTAATCTCTTCGGCGTCATTATCAAAGTCGTATGACCATATAATAGCGTCGCCTTTAAGTGTCAACTCGCCAGCCAACTTTTCTTGTAATTGCTTGTCGTATTGAAGCTTTTTGAATAAATTTTTTATCTTTTTCATATTTAATTTTGATTATAAATAGTGGTATCATCAGCTAAAGACCTCTACCTTGCGGTCATTTATACCAATGAGTATTGGATTGTAAGATAATTTATAGTCTTCATCTAAAACAGAGGCATTTACAAAACATGTATTATTAATAAATTTTGTTCCATGCCCAGAATGTATGTGCCCGAAACAGTGAATCAATGGTTTTATTCTGTTAGTAACTTCGTCATATAATGATGGCGACCCTAAATGTTTGCCATTATGTCTAACATCATCAAGTATTCCATATGCAGGCGAATGCGTTATCAATATGTCAATATTGTCTGGAATATTTGACCAATATCTTGTAAGAGACTCTTCACTTCTATTAAAAGCCCAATTACAAAATTCCAGCTGTACTGGCGAGCCATAAAAATTCAATCCATCTATTTCAATACTTTCATCTTCCAAATATATAACATTTTCTGGAATAAGTGATTTGGCTAATGATCTGTTACGTTCAAATAACCAATCATGGTTACCAACAGTAAAAATTTTGTATTTAGCTGGCTGTTTACTAAACCATTTTAAAAAATTTACTATTTCATATTCATAACCCATTGAACTAATATCTCCTGAATGTATTAAAAAATCACATTCAGGAATTATTAGTTTATTATGCTTATTATGTGTATCGGATATAAAGCAAACTGTTGTCATTTGTAATCGTCGTTATATTTATATTGAAATCTAAATGCTGGCAGCATATGTCTAAGTGCGTCAAAATAAGCATCGTAAGGACTATCAAATGACGTATCACAATAAAAATTATTACTATAATCCTTGCCGCATTCATATCTGTAGCATCCTTTAAATCTCATATACGTTTTAGGATATTCTTTAAATCGCATTGAGCAATAATTTGCATAAACATGAATTTTGTATTTATCATATAGCTATTTGATTATGCTTTGACATTCTTCATCACGTTCCAATCCTTTCGGAGTGTATCCCATTATTTCATAAGACCTAACCAGTGTTTCAAGCTTCATAAATCTTCGTCTTTTGTGTATCCGTATTGTTCGCAGCCCCAAAAGCCATGTCCATCTTCTATCTCAATATCTGATATTGACTTAGACTCTGTATTATCTGCCATGACTTATTTTCTTAACCAAGGAATGTCATTAATCGAATTAATTCTCATATGACCAACGTCATGTCGTATGTTCCAAGGAGTTGTTAACAAATATGTAAACACACCATGATTGTTTAAGTCAACAAAGTTGTCAAATGAGTCGTCAATAAAAATCTCAACGCCAGCTTCCTTTGCCAAATCAACTTTGGACTGTCTGGTTTCCAATGTGTAAACAGGCTTACTTGGAAAATGATTCTTATCAAGCCATTGTTCAGTAACTTCTTTCTTAACTGGACGAGAAGTTATGTAGCAATGAGGATCATATAATAACTCCTCAGCTTTTATTTCAGTTTCCATATTTAAATAAAAAGCATCTAATGTGCCATCTATTTTCATAGCGTCAAACCTGTCACGAATATGGCGATCAGTATACCATGTAGTTGGGAATTCCAGTACCTCTGGGTGCAATAAATGCCATGCTTTCATAAAGTTTGCAAGTACGCCATCAATATCCCAGCCAATTTTAGGAATCTTTAGATAGCTTTTATAACGGTCATCGCCCTGTGGAAAATCATAGTACAGTCCATTTAAAAAGTGTGCATTACAAGCCAGATTTGAAACATGTAGCTTTCCACTTCCGCCTTCGCCATTGTCATAATCCTCGCCAAGTTCAATCGCAGCCAAATGTCTTTTCAAAGAGGCTATAATAGATTTCCACGACATACCTTGACGCCAATTATCAGGGCTATATTTACTTGCGCCATATGTTAAAACATCAACCATATCCCTTTCGGCTTTTGCATGCACAAGGTCGTATCTTAATTTGCCTTGGTTATACCTTAACCCTTTGCCTATTCCAGTTGTTAAATCGTCATTACTTTCACTCATTTTTTGTATATTTAGTTATAAAATTTCTTATTCTACTTCTTTTGCCCAAACAACACATTCTTATCTCAGCTTCTTTACATTTTAAATGATCAGCACAAAGCTTTACAGATTCAAATTCGTTAATAAATTCGCCATCGACGTTATAGAGAAACACATGTTTACGTCTTAACTTATTATTAACATATGCGATATCGTCATTAGTTAATATATCATCTTCAAATAGTATTATATTTTTCTCAATGTATACTAATTTTCTTTTTGATAAGACTATGGATAAATTTCCTCTTGATCCGCCATGCATTTCAATATACTCTTTGGCACTATCATATTTTTTAATAAAATTACCACTTAAGTTATACACATTAAATGGTTTAGAAATGCCTCTTTCATTAGTATGTAATCCATTACATACTAATGATTTATTAATTTTTTTTTGACTTTTTTCATTATTATGTATTTCAGACATATTGTATGCGAATTTATAATTCTCAACATTGGCAATATTATATCCATATTTTCGAATATTCGATGAATACAACTTGATAAATTCTGCTTCATATCTTGAGCATTCGTCTGATTTACATAAAAATAAAACCTCAAATGAGAAATTTTCCTCACCATAAAAATTCCAAGCATTTTGTAAATGTTCGTTATAGTGTGTATTGTTTTTTAAATTTAATAAATGTCTTCGTTTTCTCGATCCTATTGAACTCTTACTACTTCCAACATATAATTTATTGTTTTTTAAATTCCTTATACAATAAATTCCAGTTTTTATGCCATTCCCATCGTAATTAATTAATTTCATGATATAAACTTTATTATAAATACGTGGGCAGTAACTGAAAACTTTAATCTATGCCAAATATTGTAAATATATTTTTTATGCTTTTATTTTGTCAATGAAAGTATGCACAGACTTATTGTTTATCTCGCCTACTTTGCTTCCTAATTCTTTAAACATTTCTTCCAATGTTAAGTCGCAATATTCGTCAACCCAATCAGCAATATAATAAAGCTTATGGCTGTTTTTGATAACACCGAATAGAATTGGGTCTTTAGCTTTTTCCTTTTCTTCTGTTGTCAATTCATCGCCGTTATTCAGAGGGTCGTAATGAAGAACAACATAGTTATCGAACACCATGAAAGTGTCGGCATGTTGTTTAAGTTCATAAACGTCGTCAGGTATTACCCTTACAAAGTTCTTCATCCAACTCAATTTAAGATGTTTGTCTTCGCCGATCTTATTGTAAAAGTCAATTACATTCTTTTCGGTTACAAACTTATTCAAATCAGTCCCAATTAAAACGGTTTCAGCCCTAACGACTTCCAACAAATCAGTAAGTTTTGTGATCAAAGCTCTTTGATTCATGTCCTTTGCTTTCAAAAGAACCTTTTCGTAATGATCAGCAATTTCATTTGATGCTGCGATAGTTTCAACAGAATCCTTTATGTCACTGAAAAATTCCCTGATATTCAATGTTTTAACAGGCTTTGCAACCATTTTGTTTTTAAACATTGATTGAGCTATTTTAAGTTTCACCCAATTGATAATGGTATTGTTCTGACCGAACATATATTTCCGATAATCAACCCAATACGTCATATCACTCTCAACAGTGGTGGGCGACGCTATTTGCCAATTACCATCAACGCTACTGCCCTCAAATGACACAACATCATTTGTTTCTGACTCTCTACGTTTCACATGCTTTGGAAGATTCTGATCAGTATTAAAACTATCGAAAATGTCCAGTTCCTTTTTATTACTTCTTGAAATCATAATTATTATTTATTAAATTTATTCGAAAATATTTACGCCGAATTTTTTGTTAAGCTCTTGATATGGAGCTTCATATGTGACGCTTTTTGTTTTTATTGCTTCATCGACGGAATATATTTCAAGCTCAGACTTATCAATTTGATAGTCTTCAATAGTTTGTATCTTCTCGCCTTTGGATTTTTGCCTAACATCTTCAACATAGGTGAAGACTGCACGTAGATAACCTGCTTTAAGGTCTGGGTGCGAAACTATTCGCAATGAGCCATATGGTTTCTCGCTACCGTTCTGTCTTAGTATCCATCGTGCATCAACACGAAGTTCGGTGACAATGCCAACCACTCTATCCCAATAAGTATCATTTAAATCAATATCCATAAATTACTTTTTTACAAAAATACGTAAAAATAATATTGACTGCAAGTTAAAAATATGATTCTGGTAAAATAAATTCATGGATGTTAGATACATACTCGGCACTACCATGAAACCATGAAGTTGTTTGAGCATCAGCTAATGGCGTTAATGGAAATGGACTGCTACCAACGAATGTAGAAGGAAAGGAATTTACGCTAATGGCAAATCCGCCCTCTATACGATAGATTCTAAACAGATCGCCATGATGCTTATCTCTAAAGATATCGCCGTCGTATGCCTCTCTGCCATCAATATAATTGAGTCCAGTGTATTCATGTAATATGAATTTTGAATCATCGAATATTACTCCATAGAGTTGATCATGTTGAATGATGCCAGATGTTTCATCACTCGATAAAATCATTTGCAAAACATCGCACATGATTTTATCATTCACGCAATACACTTTAAATTTCCTTTTATAGGAATCTACAATTTTTAATGGCATTTTGTAATTTTAATTTATAATGAAACCCATCCCAGCACCAAATGAATTATTTGTTGCCTTTATGAAAAGTGTAAGCGTGTCATCAAACTGATATCCAATAAACAATCCTATATTTGGGTGCATTTCAACCTTACTATTTACTTTGTCAATTGCTCCCACAGTTGTGCCTGTTGGCTGACTAATAATTGAGGTTGTGATCACTCCGTCAACAACTGTAATATCAACATTTGAATTTGGAACTGTCTCAATGCAAAATCTTGAAACATTTGTTTTATTTACGGCTGTAATGCCAATTGTGGGAATTAAATAGAAACCTTTCAAATATTTTTGATTGAAAGTCCATCCCACGTCGTAACTCTTTACAGAGTTTTCAATAGAAACCGAATAACTGGCGTAAGCATTATGTATCATAAAGTTTGCATTGATCAATGCTTCGCCACTTATGAAGTCTTTGCCGAAGCCCATCGACAGTACGTTGATGGGCTTCTGAGCTTGACTTGTGATTCCTATTAACATAATGAATGCTAATAGTATTGTCTTCATTTATAGACCAACAGTTCCGTTGATAGTGCTATTGCTCGTAAGTGTACCTACAAAGCAGCCTTTACCTAAGTCTTGTGGGTTTGCCGTGAAAGCTATATGAAAGTCATATCCTGCTTGCAGCCAATTAGTACCACTAAAACTTGTTGACGGATTTGGACTTGCCATTGTAATGGCTGTCGTAGGTTTAAACACAACGCCATCACGTCTAACAACACTATATGTGGCTGTAAAATCTGAACTACCTTTTCCGAAGTATTCATATACATTCTGAACCTGCTCAATTGTTGCTGTAGCATCATTAATCTTATAGGTAGGTGTTGTATTTTTAATACCTGTACCCAATATCTCAATTTTTTTCAAGACTGAAACTCCTGTCGTCGATACTAATGGTACGCCTCTATAATTTCTAACGCCAGATGCTACGCCAAGTAACCATGAATCTGTCGATTGAACAATATTATTATAGTCAATGGGTTTAATAGTGCCAGCAAATGTTAATGTGAAATTAAAGTTTGTATTCTTAATCAAATCGCTAACATCGATTGTTAGGCGAGAATCAATCTCATACATATTAATCGTCATATTACCAATTTCAGCTGTTGTCCATCCGCCAACAGGTGAAGTGCCAATACCGTAATATTTAATTCCATCCGCATCCTTACCTTTGATAACAATACGTGTTTCCATATGTAATGGAATGTCAATAAAGCATGTGGTGCAATTGTTAGGATAAGCAACATCCCATGTTGGAGCATTGTTGTTCTGTGGAGTAGTTCCATCCTTAAATAATCCGTCCTCTGCAAGTACCCATCCAGTAGTTCCTGTTCCACCAGCATTTGGTGCTTTCACCCAAAATTCATAAGTGAGTGTAGTAATAGTGTTGCCAGCACTTTTTGTTACAAGTTCAGAACCCTGAACCAAATTAATGGTCGGATAATGCATTTTGCCTGTAGTCGGCGTTACGATGTCAGACTGTTTCTGACAAGAAACAAGTGCTAAGGTTAATAGCACGAAAGAAAATAAAAAGTTTTTCATATAAAAAAATTAAAGTTTACGCATAGATTAGGCTATGCCCTGTTTAAAATTCGATACAAAAATAAAACTTTTTTAAATATCATGCAAGTATTTTTCTATAAATTTATTAAATTATTTTCTTACTGCAAATAGCAATCTGCGTATTTGATCCCTCATTGGATTTAAAATGCTTTTCGATCACAAAATATTTACTCAGGTATTTATTAAACTCGATCATATCCCATTCACGTACATGTGCTGTGTTTGAGGGCATTCCAAGTTGTAAGCCTGAATACATATGCAATTTATCGGGTGTTGAGAAAACTATTTTCTTAAAATCGTATTTAAGTAATTCTTCGAGAAATCCATTTGGCTCAGGTATATGTTCGATCACATCTGAACATATGAAAACGTCATATCGACCATCCACAGGTAGTTCATGCAGTCCGCCCCATTTCTTTTCAGGGTACTGTCTTCTTAAAAAAGTAACTGTTGGCTCAAGATCAATTCCAAATGTGTCGTATTTATCGAAATGCTTGATCAGCTTAAATCCGCTACCTGTACCAATATCCACGATTGATTTAAAATCATTTTCTTTCAGAGTAGCCTCAGCAGCATCATAAACGTCATCTTGATATTCGTCTTTGAATGAAGTATCATCAAAGTATGCATTATTCAATCTATGTGAATAATTGTCTGGTAAGCAATATACATCCATTGTTAAAAGTGTTAAAAGTTTTCTTTAAAATAATTTTCGGCAAATACTTCTGAATCATTATATTTCTGATGATCAAGTTGCGTCGGGTAGCCACTTACAAACATTTTTGATCGTTCAGTTACGCTGCTATCAGTTATTTTCTCCATATATACTCGTATTTCGGATGGAATTTGAGAAAAATAACCATGAACGGCATCAACATTAATGTCATGATTTTTAAATTTGAATCCTTTAAGGATAAGGCTTCTAAACCAAGCATCGCCCAAGTCAAGTAAATCATATGCTCCAAACAAAGGCGTATTACCATTCGGGTAGCATTGTGCCATAGTTATATTTCTATCGACTAAGCATGCAAATTCATTAAGTCTACATTCAGGTAATGGCATTGGGTGAGTTCGGTCTACCAACTCATTGTGTTGTAGATATCGTGCTGGTGTGTGTATTTTTGTCAGATTTATGACTTCATCATATGTTGGGTTATATTTATCGTGCCTATCTCCATCACATAGATTACCCATAAACGCTGGGCAATTCCAACATTGTCCAATCAGCCCAACGCCAGCTTGGCCATCATCTTTCTCAAGCATATTACCAATAATATCATTGACATATAGTATATCGTTGTGCGTGATAAAAACATATTTTTTGTCTGAATTTTCTATACCATATTGGTATCTGAAAATATATCGTTCGTTCGGATTAGACATGTTACCATGATTTGTAACAGTTACGAAACGATATACGTCTGGCATATATCTAATTACATTATTAAATTCTTTATATATGAATTCAATTTTTGAGCCATATGGTTGTTGTCTCTCCTCGATTATATAAATTTTATCGATATGTTCGCCGCTTACTTTCATAAGCGATTTTAATGTGCAAAGTGTCTGCCAAGGTTTGCCATACACGTTTATAATTACGTCAACTTTTTCCATGCTTACTGATTTATATCATTCATGTGTCGATTCCAGCCAATATGCTCGACATGCTTATCTTTTAGTATTGCTGTTGAAAATCCGAGTTCTTTATACTTTATTGAGAGATCAGATTCATGTCCAATCGACTCATAAGGCGCAACAAGTTTATAATCACTTAATCTTCGCAATGCTGGATTAAATGAAAAACCATGCCACATTATTAAGTAATTATGTGTAACAATATCGAATTTTTCATTGAAGTATGTTACAGGGTGTCCATTAGTGTCATTGTGTGCTCTAAGCCACACCATCATTATGTTGGAATTATTATCGAGTATATCAATACTCTTCTCAATGAAGCCATCTTGAGTGAATAGCCAATCATCTTCACAATGAAATATGTATTCAGTATCTATTTTTGCATACATATTATCGATTGATCTTATCTGACCCATTCGGGTTTCATTTATTATCCACTCTATATTCAAGGCTGAATATTTCTCAATCAATTTATCATTCAATCCGATTATTGTTGAGTCTTCTGTGATATAATATTTTTCGATTGGATATGTGTTATGTGTTATGAATGAATCCATAGTTCTTTCTAAGAGATCAGGTCTCCCACAAGCTGTTAACGCAAACGACACTTTTCTCATATCCAATCATTTATGCGGATAGAGAGGGATTCGAACCCTCGGCACGACTTTCGCCGTACAACAACTTAGCAGGTTGTCCCGATAAACCAGACTCTGGCATCTATCCATTTTACAAAAATACTTATAATTATTAACAAATACAAGTCAATTATTATAATTTTAGTCCTAATTTTAACAATTCTTTTCTCTTCCAAACTTCCAATGGTTCAGTAAATTGACTCCATTTAATTCGATCTAACTCTGTTTCATACCCTTTAACCTCGATGTATTTATTCTCGCTGCATTATATCGAACTCTTATCTTTTTGATTTAATTCCCTGTAATACATCCATCCAATGAGCAGTCATTTCGTACATCATTTCTTCGAATGTGTAAGTAGGCTTCCAATTGAACGTATTTCTCATTTTTGTTGAATCACCTCTTAAATATGGTAATTCCTCTGCTCTCATAAATTTAGGATTTTGAACAACATAATCCATATAATTCAAATCCAAATATTTAAAAACTATATCGCACATATCTCTTACTGAGCGAGTTTCCATAGTGCTAACAACAAAATCATCAGCTGTTTCATGATTGATAATTAAATGCATTGTTTTCACGTAATCCTTAGCATGCCCCCAATCCCTGTATGAGTCCATATTGCCTAATTCAAGTTTTTCTTGTCGTCCTAATTTAATCATACATGCACTTTTAACGACTTTACTTGTAACAAAGTTGTCACCACGTCTTGGAGATTCATGATTAAACAAAATGCCATTACATGCATGTAAATCATATGCTCGTCTATAATGCCTTACCATGCCATAAGCAAATACTTTCGATATACCATAAGGGGAAACAGGATTCAAAACCGTTGTTTCTCTCTGGAAATTATCATCGTCAATATTCAATCCAAACATTTCGGAAGTGCTGGCTTGGTATAATTTAGCTTCTGGACATATTTTCTTATACGACTCAAGTAGATTTAAAACGCCTATGGCATTTACCTGTGATGTGTATTGTGGAATATCATAACTAATTCTAACATGAGATTGAGCACCCAGATTATAAATTTCATCAGGTTTAACCTCAGCAAGAGTACTATCTAAGGATGTTTGATCTAATAGGTCACCATAATAGGTATGAATTTCTTTTTCTATCGACTCAAGACGATACGATTGCGAATTGGGTAATGAATTTCTTCTTACAATACCGTGAACATCATATCCCATTTCCAATAAATATTCTGCGAGATATGAACCGTCCTGTCCTGTTATACCGATTATTAGTGCTTTTCTCATTTAGGATTTCATATATTTATTAAATACAGGCTCTTCAAAAATAAAATGAGGCTCAATCCACAGAGTCCACCCATCATACTGATCAAAATAATCATATGTTCTAAAATTTGATTCATGTAAATGAGTTGTAATAATGCTTTTAGATGGGTTTAGCACTTTATAACCTTTATTAAAAAATTCAAAAGCTATTTTATTATCGCATCCCATTTTTCCTAATTCATAAGGTGCATTAATATCTTCAATTTTACCTCTAAATATCCAGCTATCCTGACTATAACTAAGATTATAAAATGTTAAGTCATTACCATTTAAATCCCAGCGAGTTAATGCATATAATTCCTTATATAACATATGTTGAGCTAATTCAATAGTAGAGTCAAAATATATATCCGAATTTGTTATTATGTTAATGTCATCATTTCCAGACGCTTCATTTATGATTTTAAAGAAATCATTATATGTTAGTCTATCCTGATTATAAATTGGCACAACATTGAGAAATTGATTCCTTTTATTAATTCGTAAACATTTATCCATTTCATTCTGTCTCCGTTTATTCTCAGTACTATAAACGCATACGAATAAATTTATTTTACTACGATCTCCATTTATCATGATTCATTTCTTTTTTAACCAACTGCCTGTTGAGACATTTCCGCCATGTACATTGAAAATAACTTCGTTTTCATTATGAACAGCCTTATGCTTCAAGCCATCTTTAGCCCATGCGTCACGCCACATCATATCATCAAAGCCATAAATATTTGTTAGTCCGATAATAGACTCCAATGCTTTACGTGTAAATGCAAATGTCATAGGCATATGATAATCTGTTCCATCTGGATTTGCGCCAAAATTATCCCATGAGCCTTTATAAAGGTCATAACCATTTAAGTGATCGGTTATTTTTGTCGATGTAATATCTACATCAGGATTTGCTTCAAAGAAATTTACAATATTCTCAACGTAATGAGTTTTGTATATATCGTCATTATCCATCTTCAAAAAATAATCATACTCCATGAAATTTGGAACGGACTTTATCGCAAGCATATTATTATGATGTGTATGACCATTCAGATTGGTATTAACGATAAATCTATTATCCAATTTAACAAGATCGTTATACATCGGAGAATAATCTTTTGTGGTTGCGTCGCCGTCTAAAGTAATGTTAACCGCATGGACAAGATCTTTATAACTCTGAGCCATAACACTCAGCATGCATTGTCGTGTCATTAGAGGTCTTCTGCCCCAAGCACTTGTAAAAATTAATACTTTTTTAGTCATTTATTTTCAAATTAATCATGTCAACAATATTATTTATGGTATATTTGTCAGACCAGCTATTAGATGCTTTGCCCTGATACCAAATACCTTCTTCTATATTTTTACATAATGAAATATAATCGATATCTTTATTCCCAATGTTTTCCTTTACATGCGTGAATGCATAAGGCCCAGAAGCTCTGCCGACGATTATATCGCAAAATGTTGATAGAAAAGAAATTTCATTTAGATCACAGCCGTCTTTTTTTATGATATCCTCGCAGAAAACAACATTATCGGTTTTGGGTAGAAAAGATTTACTGGTACATATAAAAGTACAATTGAGATTCATGAATGCAAGTATGTTTACAATGTATTCAAATTTAAAATTCTCAGACTGAAATGATAATACATCGCCATTACATATAAGTATCTTCTTCTTTACGTTGGTGAGTTTTTGCTGACTGTTAAAATTCAAAATATTTACGGTATGCTGTTGGTCAAGCTTTGTATAATCAATCGTTGGAATATATGCATCAATTCTCTTTAAAGGTATGCCTAATGTTACATAAATGTCCTTATACATATTATGATAAGACTTTAAAGAGCATTTAGACTCAACAACATATTTGTACCCACCTTGACCTATCCAAGTATTAATGTAAACATTTTTTTCGTCATAAGTAACTTGAGAATTTTCATTAAGCATATTTTTAAACGGAAGTCGTTTAAAATCAACTAAGTCAAAATAAATATTATCATCAGGATATTTATCAGAATAAAAGAAACCCTCATATTTAGTCGAGAGATTCTTTTGAATATCTTTCATAAATTGTCTTGAGTAATGTAAGTCACCTTTATGATAGGCGTTATAAAATACTATGTTCTTTTTCATATATATGCATTTGTGACCATGAAGGGATTCGAACCCCCAACCTCTTCGTTCGTAGCGAAGTGCTCCATCCAGTTGAGCTACATAGCCATTGTTTAATAATAACTTACAGTAAAACTTTTATTGAATAAAGGTTCAAGCAATATTCTTTCTTCTGGAGTAAAATGTAAAGCTTCTGGCATGACCAAACAACTAACATTATATCCCCTCAATTTTTCGATTATATTGCTAATACTTTTAAGAT